GTTATCGAATTGCGTACTACAAATGAGTATGTAATGAATTTAACAGTCAGGAAGTTTTGGAGATATATAAAACGTGTAAATAAACACGAGCAATATGAAGCTTGTCTAAATGGACAAATGAGTGGAATGGCTACATTCAAAGAACCTATTGAACATTGGATGACAAGTATTGAAGTAAAAGACAAATATGAAAACCTTAAAACTGATGAGGGTGAATTAAGAGAGAAAATCGGATAACGGTTGCTCTCTTATTTTTTATACAAAAAATGATTTTATTAAGGAGGAATTTATAATGGTTAAGAAATCTAAAGACTTTTTAGTATCAACCGCTGACGTTGTGTTTATGCATAACGGAATGTTGGCATTCACAGGTACTACTTCTTTAAATACGTCTATTTCTGTTTCTATGGAAGATCAGGAAATCACAGGTGGTAAAGGAAATAAGACTCTGTACAAATATAAATATGGTAGAAAGGTTGAACCTTCTATCGAGATGGCTGAGTGGAATCTTGCCTACATCGCTGCAAATGTTGGTTCTACAGTATTTGAAGGACTTAAGGATGTGTTTGCAGTTGCAGAGTGCGTAACTCTTACAAAGGGTGTTGGTACTCTGAAACATAAACCCGTTGGTGATGTATTTGTACAAAAGACAGATGGTTCTACTGCTAAAATAACTCCATCTGGTTCTAGCATTACAGTTGGTAATTCCGATGATACTGTAACAGTCACATATCAGTACAATACAAATGTTAAAAGAATCACAATTGATGCTGATTCTACTCCTCTTGTTGGAGAATTAATTTTGACAGCCGACAAACATAATAATCTTAAGGGTAAAGTTGGAGAGGTTCAGATTGATGTTCCTTCATTCCAGTTATCAGGTACATTTGATATTTCTCTTGAGGCAAGTGGAAATACCACTACAAAGATGGATGGTTCTGCTCTTGCAGTAGATGGCGCATCTTGTGAGGATGGTGCAGTTTACGCTTATATCACAGAAGTTCCTAGCGAAGCTTCTACTGTTGCTGTAAATGACATTGCTGCTACTCCTGCTGTAATTGAACTGAAAAAGACCGAGACTGCAAATATCAAGGTTATTGGTATTAAGGGCGGTTTATATAGCAATGTAGAGCTTGATTCATCAGAATGTACATTTGATTCTGATACAAAAGGTACTGCTACTGTAGACGCAAAAGGTGCAGTAAAGGCTGTTGCAGTTGGAACTGCAATTGTAACTGTTAAATATGGAGATGCAACTGATATTGTTAAAGTAACTGTATCAGGAGATTAAAAATAGAGAGGGCTTTATGCTCTCTCTTAATATAGGTGATTGATAATGTGTAAATATTGTTGTGAAGAATATATTCCAAGAACGGAATGTGAAATGCTTATATGCAAATTATTAAAAGAACAAGGGAGAACAGATATTGGAACTCTTTGCATTTGCCAAAGATACTGTTCTGAGAAGAATAAATATATTCCTTATAATCAAGAACAGGGGTGTAAAAATTATGAGTGAGAAAATATTAGTGTATTGTTAGGGCGAATAATATACTAATATTTTTGTATTTTATTTGCCCTATTTTTTACGCTTTCTATATAAAAGGCGGTGAAGTTATTATTAAAATTGACAAAGAATATAGTTGTGTTTGGATAGATGAATTTAATTATCTTACACAACACGGAATAAGATATACATTTGTCAAGAATATTGATGGAGTTACAATATGGAAATTTAAAAAGGATTTTGAATTATTTTCTGTATTGTCTCAGTTTTATAAAAACGTATATTCAAAGTAATCAATGACGCCTAACAAAAGGTGTTATTTTTATGCACAAAAATAGGTTACTCAAGGCAATGAGTATAAAAGTAGATGTCATACCTGTGAGTGAACGATTACGGAATCAATAATCAGGTCGCTGCTGCTATCCTATAGAAAGGAAAATTATGAAAGAATTTTTAGCAAGTTTAGATTGGATGACATTGTTATCTGCTATTTGGACTGTTATTTTAGTTCCAGTCGGAACACAGTTTTACAAATATTTGCAGTCTAAAAAATTAAATAAATACGGTGTTATTTTATATGAGGAAGTTAAAAAGGCTGTTAAATCTGTATATGAAACATCAGTTAAAGATATTAAAGGTACGGATGATTGGACTCATGAGAGACAGGAAGAGATTAAGGAATTGGCAAAAACAAAGGCTATTCAGGCACTTAACTCTGTTATTTATCGTTCTTTAAAAGAAGCAAATGCTGATTTTAATGATTATCTTGATTCATTGATTGGAACTGCTTTATATGATGTAAAACATGAAAAATAATTTTGAAGGAGGAGTTTGTTATGTCAGTAATGTGTGCATGGGCTTCCGCTAACGAATACGGTAAGGCAAATGGCGGTAAAGCTGGTGATCAAACAGGAAAAGAAGTAAAATGCGGATCAATTTATAACTTTGGTCAGACAAGAGTTTATCGTTGTAAAGATAGAAATAAGGCTTTAAGAATTGGTGCTGCTGCAAAAGGAATGGCAATTAATAACAATTTCGGTTATTGTCAGAATCATAGAACCACAGGATATAACGCCTTAAAAAATACAGGATGGGTTGTTGCTAATGTAAAATCTCCTGTAGAAATTGATTGTTCTGAGTTGGCTGCTTGTGCTGTGAATGTAGCGTATAGCAAAGCTATGATTCCATCTTCTGTATATTCTGGAAATATTGGAAAAGCACTTTTAAATACTGGATTATTTAAAGAATTGAAAACATCGAAGTATCTTGGAAAATCTGAATATATTGAATGCGGAGATATTATCGTAGCACCTGGAAAACATGTAATTGTTGCATATACAGATGGTTCTAAAACATCTCAGAACACAGTAAAAACTACAGTTGCAAGTGCTGTGACTGGAAATGCTTTAATTAAACGTGGGCAACAGGAAGCAGTTAAATTTACTGGTGTAAATATTGCAATTGATGGTATTTGTGGAACAAATACAAATAAAATGAAGTCAAGAGTATTGCAACATGCTATTAATTTAGATTATAAATCCAGTCTTGTTGAAGATGGAAAATTTGGTAGTGCTTCTAAAAAAGCATTAGGAAGTCATTATGTTAAAAAAGGCGAAAAACAGTATATGGTAACTGCCGCAGAAATATTAATGTATCTTAATGGATATAATCCAAATGGTGTTGAGTATCCTGGTACATATGGAAATGGTCTTACTAATGCATCTAAACAGAAATTTGGAGATGACGGTTTAAAAATTAATGCTTCTGAATTTTTGCAGTTAATTTAATTTGAAAGAGTGGTTTCTTCGGAGATCACTCTTTTGTTATTGGAGGAATGATGGGAAATATTTTAAAACTTACTTCTCCTATTTGTCCATCAGTTAATCATTATTTGGGTTGGCGTGGGATTATAAAAGGAGGTAAGCCTATGGCAGTTAGCTATAAAAAGCCAGAGGCGGTCAAATATCAAAAAAAATTTTCTGAATATGTTAAGAAAGAAGCAAAAGAACAAGGTTGGATTAAATCTGATAATAAATCACAGCATTATTACATGGATTGCACTTTTTATTTTGATAGAGTAGACAAAGATGCAAATAATGTATTTAAATGCCTTGCGGATGCTATTACTGATAGTGGATCAGTATGGATTGATGATACTCAATTGTGCGAGCGTGTACAAGCAATTTATTATGACTCAGAAAATCCAAGAATAGAAATCATTATACGACCTACTGATTACATTGGAGTTTTTGATAATGCTTCACAGCTAGATGAATTTAAATCTCGCTGCATCGGATGTAAAAGATACAAACGAAATTGTAGTCTATTAAGAAAAGCAATGGAAGGTCGAATTCAGGAAGAAATACATAATATGAAATGTGAGAAATATTCTAAAATTTAATTATAACACATCTAATTTTCATTTAGTTGAAATTTAGATATTGTAAAATAATACCATAATATAAAATAAATTGTTAGGAACACTAAAAAGAAAAGGTGTTCTATATGGAAAATAAAGTATGGTATTATAGAGACAAACGTAATTTGACATTAAAGCAATTGTCAAAGTTGACAGGTATATCAGTTGGCGAATTATCCAACATTGAAAACAATGTTTCAAAAGATATAATGTTATCTAATGCTGTAATCTTGTCAAAGGTACTCCATGCGGATTTATACGATTTATTTTGTATTAAATAAATATGGAGGGAGTGACGAGTTATGGGAGATAATATGTTTTTTA